AATGATTTAAGATACATTAATGTGATGTATGGTTGGTTATTTGCACTTATATTTGATAGAAACCCTCTAAATGCTCCTGTTCAAGATATTGTTCCTTTTCCAACCAATATGTGGGCGATTTCGTATTTAGCGATGCGTTTGTCTTCACAAGATTCTACTGCATATGGACACACATTAATAACAGAAATGGCAAGAGCAGATGGAATAACAAATCGTTCTGAGTTATCTGATGCGTTAGTTTCATTTTTTGCTCTTTATAATAGAAGTGGCAGACCTGTAGGTTCTTATTCAAGGGATGAAATTATAAAACTTGTTGCGTCTTTTCCCGATGAACCTTTTCCTCTTAGCGAAATTAATATGGGTCAGTGGATGACAACATTAAGCGATGAAATAAAAGCAAATTGTCAAATACTAACTCAGGCCAGTTCCGAGAGACTAGCAGGAATTCAAAGAAGTAGTGAATTAGAAAAGAAGTTTTTAAGTGGTAGGGTAGGAAAACCAGTTGCTTCTATGGATACTCTAGACCAATATAGATCTAGTATAGTTAATCCTGGTGAAAGGGTTGATGATTTAGCAGTTGGTAGTTCTCAGGATCCTTTTATGTTTGGAGATAAAGGTCATATTTCAGAACAAATGAAATACGATGAAATAGCAGATGAAGAGGCGGAAAAAATTTCTCTTCCTTCACAAAAAAGTAGATTTCCTTCTAAAGGTTATATGGCAGCCACAGGAAAATTACCTTTTTATCAACAACTTGATTTCAGCAGGGGACGCCCGTCTCAAGCATCTCCACAGATCGTCTCGGCATCAAGTAGTCGCCCAACTCAAACTAGTCAAGGCACACTATTAGGATTACAGTCTCCAAATGTTCCTTACGCTACTCCGTATCCAAATGAAATGTCTAGAAGTAGCAGCGCTGGTCCTCCTCCTCCTCATATTTCTATAGGAGATCGAGTAGAAACAACTGTTAAAAATAGGTCAAGTTCTAATGCGGATTACGTAACTATAAATGGAACTGCGGTATATGTTGGTACATATCAAGGCAAAACAGGGGTTTTTGTTGGTATCTGTTTAGATGAAACATATAGAGATTATGGAAAACATGATTGCGATGGAGCATGTCCTGAAGGTCTAGGAATATATGTGCCAATTGCAAAAGTTCGCACAATACAGTCTTCTTCAAGTTCTTCCGCAGGCGATCTTCTTGATTTAAATTTTAATCATGGAGGAAGAAGATATAAAAAAACAAGAAAAATCAAGAGGACCAGAAAGACTAAGAAGGTTATGAAAAAAATGAAGAAGAGTAAAAAATCTAGAAGATCTAAAAAATAAAATAATATAATTCATAAATATTAGAATAAATTATATTATTGGATTTAATTTGGTTTATATGGGAACAAAGATAGTTCTCGAGTATTGTAAATAGAATAGTTTGGGTCGTAATTATTTGCGCCAACACCGGTTCCAAATAGTGCGCCACCTCTCATTTTTCTTGTTTTTCTGCTTTTTCTAGATTTTTTAGATTTTTTAGATTTTTTACCCTTTCTAGATTTTTTAGATTTTTTAGATTTTTTACCCTTTCTACCCTTTCTTGTTCTCCTTCTACCACCCATTAAATCAGAAAGATGTAAACTGCCTTGTAAACTATCTTGTGAACTATCTTCATCTGCACGTGTAGTGTTATTTGATTTATAAAGAGAAACAGGTGGTAAATTCTGAAAATCGTCATCATCACTATCACTAAATGATTCATCGTCGCTTAAATAATGTTGTTCACCTTCATCATTATCAATAATAGACATAGTGTCATCATTGCTATAATCAAATGATTCATTTGGACTTATATGACGTAATGAACTATTATTACCAATTGAAGATATAGCACTCTTATCAAGAGTTCCAACGCTTATATCACGTAATGAACTACTATTACCAATTGAAGATATATCACTCTTATCAAGAGTGCCAATAGAAGATATATCGTGTATTGAACTATTATTACCAATTGAAGATATAGCACTCTTATCAAGAGTTCCAACGCTTATATCGCGCATTGAACTATTATTACTAATTGAAGATATATCATCACGATATCTATGTTTTGTTTTAGGCATAATATATTATATTTAGACTAAAATATAATATGTTACATTAAAATTATTCATTCTATAACATTTTTTAAAGATGCGCTTAAACTGTCGCTACGCTTTATAAGTTGCTACGCTTTAAAAACCGCCAGGGAAGCGAACCAAGTTAGCGCCAATACCGAAACCAGCGCCTGATCTAGCAGTCACACCCATACTGGGAATGTATGTATCCAAAATGCTGAATGTTGCCGCAGCAGTCAATGCAATCAAAATAATTTCCTCAATATTCAAGGAACGTTTAGGGATCGCATAGGCGGCGATAGCCACCATCAAACCCTCAACAAGGTACTTAATGATTCTTTTAACAAGTTCACCAACGTTAACTAATCCGTTCATTATATTAAATAATAAGAAAAAAATAATAAATGCGCTAAAAAACTTAAAAATAATTATTTAATTCTATTAAAATGGATCGCTCTAAAGAAAAGAACTCTGCCAAGAAAGGTTTTGAGAGAAAACAAGTAAATGGAAAACCTAACCCTAAATATGTTGACTTATTAGAAGAGGACAAACCGATTGCCGGACAAAAATTTGTATGTGTATCTTTTGTGTCTCCCGAAAACATTATTAAACAAAAACATATGTTCTTTTTTGAACAATTCCTAAAGAAGTGGGATTTGAATAAATCTATGGAGAAGTTTGTTCAGTTTTTGAATTTCATCTCCTTTAAATATAATGTCTCTTTTGATGATATTTCCAATGACTTCAAAGAGTTTGTTAAGGAGGAAAAGGATAATTTGACCAAGACAACTATGGAGGATGATTACAAGACCTACATTGATAACAATGAGGAGTTATTGGAGAAGGAATTTGGTGCTGCACATAATTTCCAAACTAGTACTCGTGGTATAAAAATTCGCGGCAGTTATCCCACAATTGAAGAGGCGGAGTTGAGATGTAAAATGCTTAGAGAGATTGACCCTAATCACGATATTATGGTTGGTCCTGTTGGTTTGTGGATGCCTTGGGAACCTGAAGCGTATAAGACTGGTCGTGTTGAGTATATGGAGGAGGAACTTAACCAGTTGATGCACGAGAAGACCAAGAATGAGTCTAACGCTAAATCCGCATTTGATCAGCGTGTTAAGGAGAGCAAGAAGAAGGCGATTGAGGAGAACATCAAGAATGCTGAGAAATCTGGTAACTCATTGACACAGTCGATTGACGAGCAGGGTAATCTAATTGGTGTCAATAATGGCAGTACCCAAGAGTTCGGATTGAAGGATAAGGATAATATTTCTTCGGCAGATATTCAAATGGAATTGTTTGAAGGAGAGAATATTGTTGTTGGCAAAACCGATAATGGTCAGAGTCAATTAGTTAGTGGACCTTTTGCTAGTAAGAAAGAGTAAATCAAACTTTTCTAACGTAGTGAAACAAATATAAAATAAAATTAAAAAACCTAAAATGTATTTTACCTTATTTCAAATTAATAAAGTAAAATGATTTATTTAAATGTGGATTTACCATTTATTCGCTTTTTTCACGCTGATTTTTTGTCCTCCGCCGCGTTTTTTCACCGAATTTGGGTCATATTGCTCCTCTTCATCTTCATCTTTGAGTCCCTTCGATAATTCCCAGAACTCTTTTGAACCCAATCTGAAGTCACCGTGACTGTCTGCTTTGTACCAAAACACTTGATCGTGTAGTTTATTGGATTTGGAGTTATTATTTATCACTAGACACTCATAATTTTCGGTACATTGATCCATCACTTGACAAAAAGACTCAAATGTTGGAAACATACCCGCATAATTTTCATATATTCGTTTTCTATTTGCTATGTAATTCTCTCGAAGAATAAAAACATAATCTATGTTGGTTCTCAGTGTGGGCGGAATACCGAGAGGATATTGCATTGTTATGACCAACATTACTTTCCAATGTCTCAATTTATACCATTTTCATTTAGACATTTCCTTCTAAAATCATTAAATCTATGCTTTTTAAATGGGCACAGCATTCTCTCGAATGGGTTTAGACTATATCTTAAGGCATCATCGAAGTTGGTTAGACTTCTCAACCCCACGGGCATTTAGTCGTTGAACTATCACCATATCCTTACCTATATCGGACTTAGGTGACAAGCTGCGGGTTATCTCTATTTTATACCTTTTTACTATACCTTATGTGATTAGCATAAGCCATTATTATATTTCTATAATAATTTAGTAGTATAAACCTTACAAGACGTCTCCGCAATTTGGACGTGTTGCTTAATGCTAATAAGCAGTAAACTAGCCATTCTTTTAAAATGACTCCGGCAAACATTCACCGTTCATAAAGAGTAAGCGCATCATTTTATCGCGCGCCCATGTGTTATCATATAAGCAGTCATCTAATATGACGAATGCGCGAGGATCAATAGTGCTGCGTTTATATGTTTCCATTTCTTTTTTGATCTGTTTCAACACAGTGCGTTGTCGTTTCAAAATATTTTCAATAATAGCAGTATTATATTCATTGTGGACGAACAATTTGGGAACCATTTTTCCGTAAAACCCGTTACCTTCTTCTGTTCCCGAAATAACGGTACCAATTGGAATTTCTTGCTGATAAAACAATAAATCTCTTACCAAGAAAGATTTACCGGTATCACGCTTTCCGATTAAAACAACAACAGGACCTTTATTCTCATTTGGTTTGAAACTAATGCTTTTCATATCAAATTTCTTTAATTCAAGCGTCATATATTATATTGTATAAAATTTTAATTACAATAAAAAACGCAATTATATTCTCTCTTAATGTAGTTATTAAGAGAGAAGTAAATTCAAAAAATATGAATAACACTTTTGTATAAATAATAAGTTAAAAACACATATAATTTATATATTAAATACCTAATAATGATAAATATCAATTATCAAAAAAGGAAGAACACCGAACTTTTTAAAGGTTTAGAAAGTTCAACATCTTTGTTTCTCTCTAAAACACAAAATTATATTCCAATTTACAACAGATTCTTTAGTTTGAATGATACCAACTACAATAATATAAATTTGAATCACAAATGGTATATTTCATCTATAAATGAAGATGATAAAAATGAAGATATAAATAAAAGTGAAGATAGTAATAATGACTATAATAAATTATATAGTTGTCGCATTAAAAATATCAATACCAATAAGGTTAAGGATAAGGATGTATTTTTCAAACTGGCGCCATTATTAGATCCTTTTAAATATTTAATTGGAAAATACAGTAATGATGATAAAATTTTGAATCTACCCAGTATTAATTCAGACGAAACACAATGTAATAGTAAAATATTAGATATGAATAATTCGGCATATGTTGATGGTCTATTTTTATTTCTCTCTAGTAACCTAATTTATGATAATAATTTCCAACATGGCGTTGATTATTACGGTTCTTTTTTAGCAGTAAAGAACAACTTTGTTTTGAATATTTACGATGATATTGATTACCTGAATAACTCTGATTTTTTTAATAAAAACAAGAATTCGCTCTTTAAAGTAGATAATTACGACCATTTATTTCAGTTTCAAAATGAAGAGACCAAATTAAAACCGCTTAAAATAGAACATAACTCATCAGTTAAATCAAATATATCTATTAAATCATTTGACAATGAAATATTTGAGGATATGTTTAATGATGATAACAAATTGGTGAATTTGGAAGACTTAAAAGGTGGTGATTTTGCTGAACTAATTGACATTACAAATTCAAATATGACAAATGATAATGATAATAAAGTTTCGCTAAAATCAAATTCAACTTGTTCATCTAGAACATCGTACACTGTTGATGGTGAAAATGATGATAAATGTGATAACTGTGATAACTGTGATCCTCTTTTAGAAAAGGTTGATGAAAATGATGATAATATAATTGGAGAAGATACAAATGAAGTAGATGATACAGAATGGGTAGATGAAGACTCAAACGCATTAGAAGATGATGATGAGAGTTATGAAGAAGAGAGAATAAATGCTATTATACCAGAATTTCCTGTTCAAGTTATTTGTATGGAATTTTGTGAAAATACATTTGACGATTTAATTTTATCAAATGATTTAAAAGAAGAAGAATGGATGTCGGCATTTATGCAAATAATAATGATTTTAATAACTTATCAAAAATCTTTTGCTTTCACTCACAATGATTTACATTCTAATAATGTAATGTATAATTACACTGATAAAAAATTTATTTACTATTGCTACAAAAAACAATACTACAAGGTACCAACATTTGGCAGAATATTTAAAATAATAGATTTTGGTAGAAGTATTTACAAATACAATGGCAAACTATTTTGTAGTGATAGTTTCCAAATTGGCAACGACGCCGCCACACAATACAACACCGAACCATATTTCAATGAAAAGAAACCACGTTTGGAACCTAATTACAGTTTCGATTTATGTCGCTTAGCCTGTTCTATTTTTGATTATGTAGTAGAAGACATGTCAGAGGTTAAAGACCTTGCCAAATGCGACCCTGTTAAGCGTCTTATCGTGGAATGGTGTCTAGATGATAAAGGCATTAATGTTTTATATAAAAATAACGGACAAGATCGTTATCCTGATTTTAAATTGTATAAAATGATTGCTCGATGTGTTCATAATCACACTCCTCAAGCACAATTAGAACGACCTGAATTCAAAGCATACGCTAATTTTAAAGGAACTGTCCCAAATGATGTAATAGATATTGATAAAATACCTGTTTTGGTTTAGACACCATTATATTTATTTTTAAATTAGTAAGTTTTTCATTAATATTATAAATTATATTATTAATGAATGATTATGGATTTATTATTACTAGGCATGTTAATTCGGAATTAACCAATAATTATTGGAATAATTGTGTTCAATGTATTCGGCGTTTTTATCCATATAAAAAAATTGTTATCATTGATGATAACAGTAACAAAGATCTTGTTGTACCTTTTTACAATTATGACAATATTGAAGTAATCGAATCTGAATTTCCTGGTCGCGGCGAACTGCTTCCTTATTATTATTTTATTAAACGCAAGTTTTTCGATAATGCGGTTATAATTCACGATAGTGTTTTTTTCCATATTCGTATTAATTTTGAAAAACTAATTGGTGTTAATGTCTTGCCATTTTGGCATTTCTATTCTGATAATGAATGTATAAACAATTCAGTACAAATAGCCAGTGTTTTAAATAATTCTAGAGAAATTATAAACAAATTAACATTACACAATAAAGTCCTTGGTATTGATAAGTTCAATTGGTTTGGTTGTTTTGGGTCACAATCATTTATAAACCATGATTTTTTATTGTATTTAGAGAGAAAATACAAAATATCAAAAATGACATCTGTGGTTACTTGTAGAAAAGACAGATGTTGTCTTGAACGAGTTATGGGGGTAATCTTTTACAGCGAATATCCTTTTATTACTAAAAAAAAGTCGTTATTAGGTTTTATATTTAAGTATCAAAATTTTAGTAATTACACATACAAAAATTATGAAGAAGATGTTAAAAATAATAAATTACCGCGTCCAATTATTAAGGTTTGGACCGGACGTTAAAACTCAGGATTACCTGTGAAAACTTGTGGCGCCGCAATAACTCCACCATCCTGAATAATTGGTTTCAACTGACCTAAAATAAAATAACCGATTATAACACTAATATATACTAAAAGCGCATCACGAATTAAAAATTTCAATGGTTTCGCCTCTCTATCAACAAATCTCATTTCAATAAATTTTGCTATAACAAAAATAACTGAGACTATTGCCGCAATAATAAATACGTTATCCATTTAAAATACTTATTGTATATATTATTTATCTTTTTACGCAAATCATAATTTTATAATTTTTATAATTTTATAATTTAATTTAATCTAAAACTTCAATTTCATCTAGCAACAAATCGGGTAATAAATCCAATTTAGGTTCCTCGATAGATAATAATCCTAAAGAATCTAAACTAACTGGTTCACTTGATATATTCAATCTAATATTATCATCATCGGAATCATCATTTGCTTCATCTATTTTTCTTTGTTCTGCTCTCATATTGCTGATATAATCCAAATTTTCATATGTTTTTGGTACTACTACATTTTGTATTTGTCCATCACTAGTAGAAACATAATCAATATCGTTAAAACCAACCTTATTATTTGTATTTACAGCACTATTGGTTGGAATTTGTTCTTGTTGTATCTGAGGTTTAGGTTGTTCAATAATTTGCTCTTTAATTTCTTCAATAACATCTTCTTCAATTGTTTCATCCATATACGCCTTCAAAATTGCTTCAACTGGAATACTCTCTCTTAGTGTGTTCAAAATACATTCTTGAACAATGATTTCCAACTCTCTATGATTTTTTTGAATGTTTAAGGGTGGAATACCAATTTCAAATAAATACACATTTTTATAGACTTTGCGCGCTACATTGATGTATGTCTTGTGAATAAAATCATCCAACTTAGGCACTTTAATATCAACCTTCTTCTGTTTCTGTCCTACACGCATAGCAGTCAAAATTTTCAATTGAATAATATGAACACAAGTGACTAAATCTTCTAAATAAGAACATCCGGATTTGTCACAAATTCTTTTTCTTTCTGTTTCAATAATTGTTTGATTCCATTTGGGGATTCTCGAAATAAAATTTTGAAATGTCATTAGGTACTTATCCATTTCACCATTATCCCTACATAATTTTATGGCTTCGTCTAAAATAGATTTGTATCCATCGATAATTAGTGGCGTCAAAATAGTAATAAGACGGGCACCCCATTCATTCTTTGATTCGTGAAGCGAACTTACGTTAAAATCATCCATAATTACTAAATAGTATTTTTATATTTTATTTTTTTAAACTAATTATAAAATAAAATAATTTATTTTTTGTCTATTTCTTCTTCTAATTTTTGTATTTCATCACCATATTCAGGTCCTATATATCCAGCATCTAGAGATTGTTTAAATAAATCTAATATTTCAGCCAAATCTTCTTTACTCATAGGGGTATTTTCAAAAAAATCAAATGCAATACGAGACGCTTTATCTGATTTTTCTGGAAACATACTTCTTAAATAGTCACACATTTTTGGGTATTTAGATTGTCTATCATTAGAAGATACTTTTGAAAATATACTTGCTACTGAAATTCTTGTTCTGCCAGGATTGTCTCTTTTCGCTGACGCTACATTTGCTGTTAATTGTTCTGGTAATACTTTTTCGGAACTAAGACCTGTAGTTATTACCAATTCATCGTGAATGCTATTTATTAAACCCGAAATTTCATTTATTTCCTTAGGACTAAATCTATTAATTACTTTTGGGTTATAAATATACTGTTTGATTTCTGATATTATATCACTTAGAATTATGTCTAAATCTTTTGAATATGTTAAAAAATTACCAAATTTATCTTCGCGTGGTAAAGTAGATCTACCATCGTCATTATGAACTATTTGATTTAATAAATCCATTACAGTAGTATATCTATTTGATAATTCATATTTATTCAACTCTGGGTTATAATAATTGATTGTTTCAAAACCTTTGTTGTGGGGAAAATAAGTAAAAATCAAAGATCTTAAGGCAGTTGCTATACCATATTGTTTAAGTGATGCGCCACCGTATATAATTGGTCTAATCTTATTTTTTCTGATTTTTCTCATTTGATTTGAAGTTTTTCTACTTTTTTTATTTTTTTTTTGTTTTCTTATTTTTCTTCTTATAGTTTTACCACCTCGAAATTTTGTTGATGATTTTTTTACATCATTTAAACCATGATTTAATGTAATAGGTGTGTATTCCATCATATATATTATATATATAATTACAAGTTTGTAAAAATTACCTTTTGTAAAAATTTACATAAAACTAATGTTTTCTAAAGATAATTCTGAATTCAAAAAAACAAAATTCAAAATAAATAATATCAATAGTTTCTCATTTCTGAATTCCTTTCGCACTCGGTTAAAGGCAATTAATAATTCATAACGTTTTTCCATTGTAAGCGTCGATTCTAAAAACTTGTGATTTTCTAATAGTTGGATTATATCTAAACCACTATATCCTTTTTCATATAATTTTGTACAAAGCGCAATTAACTGCTCGAGCGTTATTTTTTTATTTACAGTTTTAACCAACTCTTTTTTTAATGAATCTAATCGCGCTACTTTGATATCTTTCATATTAAATACATTATTCAAATTGTATTTGTACAAATTAACAATTGCTCCATTTATAACCGGTTCAGGTACATAAATTTCGCAAAATCGCGACAATATTGGTTTCATTAAGTTATATTTGTCCTCGGCAACAATAAAAAACCGCGTATTATGACTAAATAACTCAATACATCTACGTAGTGCGGACTGCGCATCAATAGTCAGTTTATCAGCATTTAATAATATAATGCTTTTAAAAGTATTGCCGCTATTTGAATTAATATGAGTCTTTGCAAAGAATTTCAATTCATCACGAATGAATTTTATACCTTTGCCATGTGAACAATTTACATACATAACAAATGATTTAATTTTCTCTCTATCATCATCATAAATTTTGTGTATAAAATCACTAACAATTGTTCGTTTACCACTACCTGTTGTTCCATGAAAAAGCAAATTAGGTATTTTATGATTTGTGTAAAAAAAATCCAATTTATCCTTTATATTTTGATGAATATTTAACATTATATGTACTTACTTGAAATATATCAAGTGTTTTTATATTTTAATATAACGTAATTAATATATTTTTATTTTTTATTTATAAAAACTATATCAAACCAATATAAATATATATTTTTATATATTTTATATAACTTAGAATGACGTTACCAAAACATTTTTTTTGTCAATGTATGAAACCGTGGAAAGTTTGTTTAAATCAAAAAAATAGTTATAAAATTGATGTTAGAGATCTTATTGATATAAATAATATAAATTATATTAAAAAAAACGAAATATCAAAACTACATATAAATTACGACTTTGTGAATAAAAAATGGTTACAATACAGATTCAATTGTAGATTTCTTGATGACAAGAAGCAATATTAATTATTAATACACGCATTATATGCTCGTAGAAATTTACTTCCCTCATCTATATCATCTGTGTCAAATAAATACCTTTTATTTACCTTTTTCTTGAATATATCGACCTTTTCTTCGATTGTTAATTTTGAGTAAATATCAGTAAATACATCTAAATCAATTAGTCTGTGTACTTTATATAAATTTTCTAGAGCATCATTCAGTTTATCGTAATGTTGTGGTTTAGAAATCCAAATACAAAGCGCCTTTATAATTTTATCTTTATTTGCATATTCTGCTAAACTTTCACTTCTATATACTATTTCAGGTTCTATTATTTCATTAATTATTTCTTGTTTTGTACTTAATGATATATTGTTATTTGTAGTTGATTCCGGATCTGACTCTGACTCTGACTCTGACTCTGATTTAGATTCTGATTTAGATTCTGATTCTGACTCTGAATCAGATTCCGATTCCGTAACTGTTAATGAAATATTAGGAATAATTGTATTTTCTTCTTCCGTATCTGACTCTATAATTAAAACCTTATTTGGTTTAGGAGGTACAATAATAGCAGGTTTAGCAGGTACAATATTTTGTACAGGAGGTTCTTTATATTTTTTACTTAATTTATGTCTAAAATTTTCTTGAATCCATTCATTAGGTCCTCTTATATATTCTGGCCAGTCTTCATATTTTGTTTCTGACTTTTGTAGTAAAGGCGGTACATGTTCATCTAATTTAGCATCATAATTAGTAGTAAATCTTGTATTTTCATAAACTTTTCTTACACTAAAATCACCGCTTTTCTTATGTGGAGGTGGAAGTCGAGTCGTAGTTTTGTTATTTCTATTTAAATTATGACCATTTAAGTGATCTAAATTTATAAGTTTATCAACAAATTCATTATTTTTAAATAGTTCTCTTAATTTTTTTTTATCTAAAATTTCCCAATTATCACAATATGAACCTCTTGATGTAAGTTGACATGAAAGATCGTAAAATTGTAATTCATTGTCTAAATCTTTTTTAGATATAGGTTTAGTTGTACATTCATTTTTATTATTTTTATCACATTTTTTATAACCATTATCTGTTTCAATAATTGTTAACCTATCTGGTAATTTATCTAGAATTTCACAAACTTTTTTTGATGGTTCTTCATTAAACTTTTTTTTAGAATACACATAAATAAATGCTTCCATTTTATCTTGAATATTCGGATTATTATAATGTAATAAATCAAATGGAATTGATTTTATAGTAGAGCAATTTAACCCAGGAATAGTTGCTGGTTTAGTATTAATATTAATAATTCCATTATCTCTAGTAATATCCATTTCAATTAGACCATTCTCTATTTTTGTACCTTCTTCCAAAATTGCTGAATATGTTGTACTTAGAAATACTATATGATTTTTACTAATATCTGTTGTAGTATAATATTCAATAAGATCATTATGCCTCTTATCTGAAACAGGAGTAATTGTAATAGTGCCTGGCATATCTTCCTCAATACTAAATTTATCCCATAATGCACAACTTAAAGGTGTTGCGGATTGTGGTTCATTAGAATATACTCCACCATTGTAAATTGGAGTAATAAAATCTAAATTTATTTGGTTTAGTTCAACCTCATTAACTGGATCATATTCATCAGTTTTTGAGATAATTGTTACTGTTGTCTGTAAAATTTCTACAGGAGTTCTTTCGATAGATTTTTTATCTAATATTTGTTTTACCTTAGGATTTAAAGATAATTTTTTACCACATGTTTCATCTCTAAATAAATTTGTATGATATGCCGCATTTGCTTTTGCTCCCATGTTATGGCAACCGTGTTTTGAATTATCTGATTCAGTTCTATGATGTAATTTGCTCCATCTTTTCAATCTTTCTTTATTTGCTCCGTGAACACCTTGATCAATCGATATTATTAAACGATTTTTTACATCGTATAAAGTTATATTATTTCTACTTTTTTGATCTTGTTTATTTTCTTCTTTTTCTGCTTCAACCTTGTTAAAATTTAGTCCTAAGTCGCCTAGCGCTAACAAAGAACCGGCGTCACTAATATCACTATTTTGCTTATTTTGACTCATTCTTGTCTAATTGTAGTTTTGGTAAACGATTAAATAAATAATTTATACCTTAAATTTATTAAGGTAAAGCATTTCAATTTTATTTTAATTTAATTTTTAAATTAAAAAATAAAAATTAAATTTATATTCAAGGTTTAAACTTCGTTTAAACTGATGTCGTTAGTGAGTGTGTATAAGGATTGCTTCTAAAAGCGTTCAAAATATCTGGTTGAATACGGTCACATCCTGCACACTCATTATAATATTGCGGCACATTAATAGAACCATATGTTTCAGCAGATGGTGGCAATGGTGTCACTGATATTGCCGGATTAACTCTGCCATCAAATCGGTCGCTATCACTCTTAATAGTTGTTAAATGCATTTGTTGATTAAATATTTGGGTTCCACCTTGGTTAGGTCTATTCATAACAGTTGACGATTTAATGTCATTATTATGCTGTTTATATGCCGCCTCATAACTCATATCACCATATCCAGTTGCCGCACCACCAGATGTACCAATATAACTACAACTTGTTGTATCACGTTGAGTTTGCTCACCAGGTGTAGCGTTATTAACATACATACCCTCTTTTTGGTTATTAATGTT